TAGGGAGTGGGATGTAAGGGTCAAGCAGTTTGTTGACACCACTGAACTTGGGGTGTTTCTTAAATTCCCTCAGGTAAGGAAAGTGTTAGCACCATTCTTAGCACAAATGGAAACCTTGAAGACGCTCAACATATTTCGAGCGCTTTCTCCGCAAGGAGATGTGCAATCGATAGGGGAGAGCCTTAATTCTGATGGCTCAGCACCCTTCGTAGAAATGCCCTCGCAAGAGGAGTGCCAAGAAAGGCGTGAAGAGTGGAAATCTGCTAAGGCAGAACTAAGTGCTTTTCTACATAGGATTCATCCTTATAGTGAAGTGCTTGGCAAGGAACACCGCTACGAAGGGACTCGCATAATGGAAGCCGCTGTGGCATGGCAACAAAGCGTTTTTGAACACGCTGTGCCCCCTAAGGTACCCATTGGGTATATTTCTGGCGAACAGCAGCCGGGTTGTAAGTTCCGGGCCTTCGCTAGTCCTCATGTTGTGCTACAAGCTTCTTTGGAGCCTCTGAAGCGCAGTCTGTTGTTAGCTCTTAAGACTTTACCTTGGGATGTCACTCACGATCAATCGGAGGGTCCCAAGCGCGTTCAAGAGTGGCTAAGGTGTGGAGAAAAATGCTTCAGCGTCGACTTATCAGACGCCAGTAATAATATCCCATTTTGGTTACAGAAGTTAACACTCTCAGCGCTACAAGTACCCGAAGAGGATATTTCTCTCTTCGCGTTGGTTTGCCGTTCTCCATTCATAGTCTTTTGGAGCGGAGCGACGTACACGTGGAATGTGGGGCAACCTATGGGAGCTTCACCCTCGTTTATGTCATTTTCACTTCTCCATTCCGTCATCGCTCTTGCCGCTGAGGTAAGGGCTGGAGTGCCTGAGAAACAGGCTGGCAGCCACTTCGTCATTTTAGGCGACGACATTGTTGTAAGATCAGAAAGAGTTCATATTGAGTATCGTAAACTGCTCGACGCGATGTCGATCCCAGTTTCGACCTCAAAGTGTGTAGAGTCCTCGGTTTGTGCTGAGTTCGCAGGCCTTGTGATAACACCTACGTTTACACACCACTGTTGGAAGTACCAGAGACCTAACGCCATGGATGAATCATTTTTAGGCATGGTCAATGACTTGGGACTACGTAGTGTGACGTTGGATATGATGCCCGAAGGCGGTTATTATTATTGCCAAAAGGTTAAGTATCTGCCGAAGCCTGCAGGTCTTGGGTTCAACCCGGTGTGGAGACCGCTTAGGCATGTCCTTGCTTTACAGCAGGCTGTCTCAGAGTGGCACGCAGACCAAAAGATGAAAAGAGATCTTAAGGAAAGGGCTACGTGGAACAGTGTGGTAGCGTCTGTAATGTACGCCACGATGATCTGCGATGATACCTCCATGGTTGTGACTGATCGGGAC